AGGCCTTTGACGACGCCAACCCGACGGCCCGCCGCGAATTCGTCCAGAAGCGCCTAGGACAGACCTGGAGGGAAGAAGCCGACGAAGTCCAGATCGAGTCGTCGGTCGGCGGCTACAAGACCGGCGAACCTTGGCCGGAGGAAGGGGGATTCGTCCGCGGGAAGCCGAAGGCCGGGAAAGAGCTTACGGACGACGACCGCGCCTTGCCCGACTTCATCCCCTTGCGGTTTATGGGCGTCGACGTCCAGCGTCGCGGCTTTTGGTGGGTCATTCGGTCCTTTAGCGGCGACGGCCGTAGCCGGCTTCACTCTTTCGGCTATTGTTTCGCCTGGTCTGAACTTATCGACATTCACAAAAAGGCCGGCGTCCATTCGGCTAACGTCTTTGTAGACTCCGGCGACCAACAGGACGAAGTCCTAGCGGCTTGCGCTGCTAACGGATGGGTAGCGACCCGCGGCGACCAGCGCAACGAATACGCCTGGAAGGTCCGAACGCCCCAGGGAATGAAGACGGAAATCCGACCCTACTCCCCGCCGGTCGTGGAGCTAGTCGGCCAACGCCGTTGCAAACGGTTTTATTTCTCTAACCTACGGCTTAAGGATACCCTAGCGCTCCTGATCCGCCGCGGCCGGCATACCCGCCCCGACGACGTCCTGGAAGAATACCTTAAGCAAATGCAATCCGAGCGCCGAACGGTCGCCGCCGGCGGGAAGCCCGTTTGGGAACAGATTGATTCGCGAGCAAACCACCTTTGGGACTGCGAAGTTATCCTTATGTTGCCGGCTATGGCTTGGAAGCTGACCGGCAAGGCCGAGCAAATGGTCGCGGAGCCGGAAGCCGAAGGGGACGGCGCAGACCCCGCTTGACAATGCCGCCGACCGTGGCAGATTTATGGACGCGCCTCTGGGGGTTGTTTAATGCGGCTTCCAAGGTAGCAGCGGCCTCCGACCAGGTGCTGGGATCGGAAGGCCGCCCTTTTGACTGCCGCCTAGTCTTATGGCCCGAGCGACAGGTTGCTTTCTCATCCTTTCCCAATCCCGAATCGAAGCGATCGCGGACAAGGCCGCTACGCTCCTTATGGAAGGAAAGACTATGATGAGCTATGGAGACAGCGGGACCAGCGTGTCCAAGTCGTTTCCGATGGATATCCAAACCGTCCTAGTGGAAGCCCGCTACGCTCTCCAGGTCAAGGACCCGAACCAATATGGCCCGATTGACCGCGTCCGCGTCTATAACGGCCTTTGGAACTTCCGCGGCCTCTAATTCTATGGCGAAGCCGAATATTAAGACCGCAATCCGTAAAGCCGTTCGCGAAGTTAAGGCCTACGCGAAGAAACACGGTTTGAAGGTTAACGCTTCCGCCGGCGGCGGCGGAGGTTCCGGCATCTTCTCGCAATTCGAAGCGGCCAAGTATAGCAATAAGCGCCAATGGGTGAACACGCCTTGGCCGGCGGACTTCAAGCGGACGATGACGGTTTTCGACCGCCAGGAGCTTACGCGGAAGATGCGTTGGCTTTCGGTCAACAGCGGCTTGGTCCGCCAGATGGTTAACGATATGGTCGTCTATGCTATTGGCGACGGAATCAAGGCGCAGCCGGCGTCCGGCGACCCTTCCTTTGATGCCGCGGCGCTCAAGTTTTGGAATGATTGGGCCGACAAGCCCTGCGAAATTACCGGCCGTTACAACCTGACGGAATGTCTCCAAATCATTTGCAAGAAAATCGACGTTGACGGTGAAATCTTCGTTTTGAAGACCTACGGCCCGACCGGCCCCCTTATCCAGCTGATCGAGTCGCACCGCGTCGGGACGACGATGAGCAACAACGTTCCAAACCCCGAGGGAATGACCGATGGGGTTATGTTTAACAAATACGGCGCGGTCGTCGGCTACCAAGTTATCAGGTCCGACGGGACCGGACGCCTAGTCAACGCGTCGGCAATGATGCACGTCCATATCCCCGAGCAAGTCAGCGGAGCGCGCGCTTATAGCCCCATCCAACATTCGATCAATAACCTGATCGACGTCCTCGAAATCCTGTCTTTGGAGAAGGTCGCAATGAAGGTTCAAGGGGATATCGTCCGCACCGTCACCCGCGAAAACCCGCAATTCGACGGTTCCGACGCCGACTTCCAGGCCTTTGGTATGCGTCCGCAGGACTACCCGCAAGGCGTCTACGACAACCCCGAGCAAGTCGGCGCTTTCATTGGAGGGAAAACCCTTTCGCTGGCTCCTGGCGAGGAACTGAAGATGATTGAAAGCGGCCGCCCGTCGCCAAACGTGACCGCGTTTATTGAGCATAACAACCGGGACAGCACCCAGGGCTTTCTGCCTTATGAGTTTATTGACCTGACCAAAGCAAACGGGGCCGCTATGCGCGTCACGCTTGGCAAAGTCGACCGGTCCGCCTCCGCCCGCCAATCTATTATTATTAACCGGGTCCTGGTTAAGCTCTGGGGCTACGTTATCGGGTCGGCCGTCGCCAACAACGAGCTGCCGATGCCGTCGACCGGCGATTGGCATCGGGTCGGCTGGGTCACTCCCCGCCGGATCACGGCCGACGCCGGCCGCGAAGCAGCCGCCAATCAGCGCGATATCGAAATGGGACTTAAGACCCTTTCCGACCACTACGCGGAAAACGGGTCCGACGTGAAGGAGGAAATCCGCCGCCGCGCAGCTGACGCCCGCCTGATTATCGACGCGGCGACCGAGTTTAACGTCCCCGTCTCTATGGTCGCGTCCCTGGCTATGAACGTCCAGCCCGAGGCGATTAACGCCGCGGCCGCCGGCTCCCCGTCGACCGACCCTAACGGCGGATTTGTCCCCTTCCCGTCCGCCGGCAACCCCTAACCCTCTCCCCCTTTTAATATGCGAAACCTTATCAAAGACATTAAGGCAAACCGGCCGCTTCTGATTCAGCCGGAACAAGCAAACGCCCACCTTGAGCGAACCGCCAAGGTCGAAATGCCCCTGGGCGCAAAGCTGTCGGATTTCTCCGATATGCTTTCCGCTATGTTCGGCGAGCCGGCGAAGCTGGAGATTTATCCCCCTTACGCGATCGTCCCGGTCCGCGGCGTCATCTCCAAGAACGTCAGCGACCTAGACGCGCTTTGCGGCTGCTGCGATATCGAGAACGTAGAGGAAATGCTAGAGTCCGCGGAGCGCGACGCGTCCGTCAAAACCGTTATCTTGGTTATCGACTCCCCCGGCGGGACGTCCGTCGGCGTCCCCGAGCTGGCCGCACGAATCCGCGGCTTCAGCAAAGAAGTTTTGGCCTTCACCGATAACGAAGCCTGTTCCGCCGCCTATTGGATCGGGTCCCAGGCAAAGGCCTTTTACGCGACGCCGTCGGCCACCGTCGGCTCGATTGGCTGCTACATCGCTTACCCCGATTGCTCCAAGGCCTACGAAATGGAAGGGGTCAAAATGGACGTGATTAAGTCCGGCCTCTACAAAGGCGCGGGTATTGCCGGGACTTCCCTAGACGACCAACAGCGGGAAATGCTGCAAAAGGAAGTCGAAGAAATCCACGCCGACTTCAAGGCCGACGTTAAAGCCGTCCGCGAATTCGCCGACGATTCGGCTATGGAAGGCCAGACCTTTAGCGGAAAGAACGCCGCCGCCGCCGGCCTAGTTACCGGCCTGGTCAACGGCTTTGACGAGCTGATGGAATCCCTAGACGCGGCCGTCGCCGAGCAAATGGAAGCCGACGAGAAGAACGACGCCGCGGCTGCCGGCGGCCAGCCCGAGGAATCGGACGAAGGCGCTAACGCCAAGGCCCGCCGCTTTGCCTCTGCCCGCGCCCTGGCCGGCGTCGACCTCAAGGCCTTGTCGGCCGCGGCCAAGATGGCCGAAGGCGAGAAGGAAGACGAAGATGAGGAAAAGCCCAAGTCCGAAGACGAGGAAAAGCCGGAATCCGAAGACGAAGACGACAAGGAACCCAAGTCCGAAGACGACAAGGACGAGGAAAAGCCCGAGTCGAACGACGAGGAAGAAGGCGAAGACGAGGAAGACAAAGACAAAGACGCCAAGTCCGAAGACGACCCCGATCAGGATAAGGCCGCCCCGCAGCCGAAGTCGGACGAAGACGAAAAGAAGGACGACGAAGACGCCAAGGAACGCGCCGAAGACGAGGAAGGCGACGCCGACGACGCCGTGGACACGGACGAAAAGCCCGACAAGTCCGGCGTTAAGCGCAACCGATCCAAGGGCGTCGCTTGACAGCCGCCTAGTCTTAACCTTCCGATTATGACGCTCGAAGAAACCCTTAAGACCCTTAAGTCGGCATTTACCGGCAAGTCCGCCGAAGCCGAAACTTTGGCCGGCCAGGTCAAGGCGCTGTCGGCGAAGAATGATACGCTTTCGGCCGAATACGCCGCCGCGGTCGAAAAGCTGGAAGCGCAGTCCGCCGCCGTCGCCGAGCGCGAAGCCCTCGCCGGCAAGGTCGAAGAATTGTCCAAGGCGCTGGCCGCGGCCGAAGCCCAGAAGGTCGCCGCCGTTTCCCAGATTGAGTCCGCCGGCAAGGTTGCCGCCAAGATCGCGGCCAGCGTCGGCGTCCCCGCCGTCGAAATCAACCCGGCCGACTCCGCGTCCGCCGCCCCCCAGAGCAACGCCGAAATCTGGGAAGCCTATATCGGCATCAAGAACGCCGGCGAAAAGCAGGCCTTTTACGCCAAGCACCGCGCCGCGATTGTCGCCCACCTGGGCGTCCGCTAATCACCCCCTTTCACCCCCAAATCCTAACTAATCCCTCCTATGGCTAACAACGTCCTCAACCAGGGCTTGGCCCCGCAGTTTGTCGCCGCCGAAACGCTGCGCACCCTCGTCCCGGTCCTCGCCCCCCTCAACAAGATCGTCACGACCGACTTCAGCGCTTACGTCGCTGAAAAGGGTCAGGTGGTCCATACCCGCTTCGCGAACAAGTTCACCGCGTCGACCTACGACGTTGCCACCGGCTTCGTCCCGCAGAACGCCGTCGCTACCGACGTCGCGATCACCCTGGCCGACCACAACTACGTCAGCGCCGCCTTCTCCGATACCGAAGTGGCGACCATCTCCCTGGATATGCTGCGCCGCGTGTTCATCGCCCCGATGGCGAACGCCACGGTTCAGTCCCTGTTCACGTCCGTGATCAGCAAGACGACCGTTGCCAACTTCGCCGGTATCGCCTACACCGGCACGAAGGCCAACTTTAACCGCACCGCGATTGCCAACGCCGCTACCGCGATGACCAAGGCGAACCTGCCTTTTGCCGACCGCGGTCTGCTCCTGACCCCCGACGCCTTCGGCCAGCTGCTCCAGGACCCGTCCGTCGCGCAGTATCTGTCCATCGGTGACACCTCCGTCATTCGTGACGGCAAGGTCGGCCGCCTCCACGGGATCGATATCTACGAATACAACGGCTTCCCGACCACCGGCACGACCGCCACGGAAGACCTGAACGGGATTGCTTCCTGCCGCGAAGGCCACGTCATCGTGACCCGCGTCCCGGCTGCCCCGACCACCGGCGGCGGCGAACAGATCACCGTCCAGGACGAAGACAGCGGTTTCGCCTTCGCCCTCCGCAGCTGGTATGATTGGTCCAAGGGGACGAGCAACATCTCGGCTTCCTGGATCACCGGTTCCTCCGTGGGCAACCCGGACGCCGCCCTCCGCGTCGTCATTACCGACCTCTAAACCTCACCCGCCACGCGCGGGACGAGTTAAGCCCTCCCTTCGGGGAGGGCTTTTTTGTGCCTTTAAACCCCTCTGGCTTGCCCTAGGAGGCGTTTTGACTGCCGCCTAGTCTTATGGGTGCTATCCAAGACGAATGGGCCGCAGACGCGTCCGAAATCCTTAACGAAATCCCCAAGTCCGTAACGGTCCGCCGTGGCTCTGGCACTTCTACCGCTTTCAACGTCCTTATGTCGGCCCCGATGGTCCAGCAGGACCTCGAAACCGGCGGCTTCCTTAATTCGACGAGCTACGACGTTAAATTCCTGAAATCCGACTGCAACGCCCACCCTGGCGTCGTGATCTACGGGAACCTGGTCAACTACGCCGGCGGGGATTATCGAATCGTTGCGATTAACGACCGTCCCCCGTCCGCCTGGGTAATCGTCCGCGTCCAAGGCAAGGCCGGCCCCGCCTAATGCCCGTCCGCGTCTCCAAAGACGTCGAAGTCGACGCGGCCGGCTTCCTGGCGCACCTCCACGACTTCGCAAAGGTTATGGGAAAGTCTATGGCCGTAGTTATCAAGCATCAGGCCGCGCTCTTTTGCCGCGATATGGTCGACTATACCCCGCCCTTTGAAGGCGCTAGGAAAGGGAAGCCCGGAAGCGGCGGTTCTGGACAAGCAAAGAAACAAGGACAGATGAACGTAGAAAATCAGATCAGGACGATTTTCCGCCCGCTGTCCGCAGCAAGCCCTTCCACTATTGCCGGACTAGGCCGCGAAGACGTCTTTAAGAAATGGCGCAAGGCCAGCGCCGAAGACAACAGATACGCGACGACCGCCGGGAAAAAGTTTATTCCCTGGAAGACGTTCCAAGCCCGCTTTGGCGGGAACGCCTACGGATCGTCTAACTTTATTCCCGCCGGCGGAACGGCCGCGATGAAGTCTTTCCACAACGCCAACCGCGTCGACGGTGGCAAGGGGTGGCTTACGAACAAGGCGAAGAAAGGGGACGTTGTCGCCTTTGTAGAAAAGGAATCCGATATTAAGACCTACGTCCGCCAGAAACAGAAATCGGTCGCCAAGCTGAAAGCGCCCTATATGTCCGCCGGCCAGAAGGCCGCGACGTCCGTCCGCTTCCCTGGCTGGGTCAATCATCCCGAAATGGCCGGCGAAGCGATTAACGAAGACGCCACCGGCGTCCCGCTGCAACCCAGCTACACGATCGGGAACAGAATTGGCAACAAGGTCGACAGCGCCCGCTTCCTTGCCCTGGTGCGGAATAAACGCGCCTTCGCTATGCGGTCCGTAATGGCCGCCAAGATGAACAAGGAAAAACAAACCCTTTGGGAAGCGACCGCGGCCGGCTCCATTGGGCAAACCCGCCGCGGCTTCCAATAATCCCCTTTATGCCCGCCCCCTATTCTATCCGCACGATTGCGGAACAATCCCTTAAGGCCTGGTTTACGACGAACGCGGCTTCCCTCCCCGGCGTCACGGTCAACGTCGGCCAGACGGACGAAATCCGCAGCGTCCCGATTGTTATCCTTTATTGCGAATCCGCCCGCGGAGCCGCCGACCTTGGAGCAAAGCCCCTAGGCAATTTCGAGCTGTCGGTTAAGGTCTACGTCTATTCTAGCGCCGACGATTCGACCTTGGAACAACACCGGCAGCGCGTCGAAGCCGTTCAGGCCATTATGCAAGATATCCCCGGCCTTCAAACCGCCTGGACCGAAGGCCAATTATATGCCGGCTGGATCACGTCCGACGACGAAGGGGTGGCCGACCGGCGCTACGGAAACGTCCTACAATTCACCCTTTTTGCGGTCTACCCTCCCGCTTGACTGCCGCCTAGTCTTAACAACTTCCGCCAATGGCCCTTCCCAATACTTACGGAACTGATCACGTCTTCGGACTCCTAGACGTTTCCCAGGACTTTATTACGATCCAGAGCGACGGCATCGACCAAAGCTGCGGCGTCGACGTCAAGGTTTTGGACTCCACCGGCCGCGTTTGCACCGTCCGTAAGGACGACGAACAAAACGCCCTTACCTTTATGGGGATTCTCAAGCCGGAGGGAACCATTCCTTCCGCCGGCGGGGTAATTGGTTTCGATTCGGAATATTACATCATCGACACCGTCAGCAACGCCGGCGAAAACACCGGCTTCCGCAAAGTCTCCGTTAAGGCAACGAGGTATCAGGAAGTCGACGTCACCCCGGCCCCCCCCGGAGCCTAATAAGGCCTAAAGGCTTTTCCCAACGTGGAAAATCGTTGGATAAAGGTCGCGACGATGCTCCCGCCGACTATTGAAGTCTGCGGGACTCGTCTTTTGCCTTTCTGCCTACGTCACCGCGTCGCCCTGACCGCGATTAATTCGCCGGCGCTGTCCAGGGAACGAGAAATGACCGGGGCCGATCTAGTCGCCGCGGTTCGCATCCTTTCGTCGAAGACGATTGAGGAAGTCCGCAAGCCGTCGACTTGGAAGGAAGCCTGGTGGGCGGCCAAGCTGCGCCGCGACCAGAAAGCCCTAATCGCGGAAGCCGCCGCGCTAATGGTTTATTTCGAGGCGCAAAGCCTATGGCCGCGCTTCTGGGAAAAGCCGGCAAAACCGTCGCAAGCAACAGGGACGCCCTGGGAGCTAGTCGTTGTCGCCTCCCTTATCCGCAACGGATGCACGACCGAAGAAGCCTGGACTATGCCTGAAGCCGAAGCGATTTGGTTGCATATCGCCCACGTCCAAGCGGAAGGGGCGGACGTCAAAGTCGTTTCGGATCAGGAATGGGACGCTATGCAAAACTATCTTGCGGAAAAACGGTTCAAGGACGCTTTCGCCGCGGCCGTTGCCAAGGCCGCCGCCGAAGACCAACCCAACCCCCGCGCTAACTGATTTATGGCCGACGACGTAAAAGTAAAATTTGGCGGGGACTTTACGGACCTGAACAAAGGAGCCGAAAGCGCCGCGACCAAAGCGGGGACCGCAATGCAAGGTTGGGTTTCCGACTTTGCGAAGTCGCTTAAGTCGTCTTTAGCCAACGCCTTTTCCCTCCAGAATATTGCGGGGACCCTCTACTCCAAAGGCCGGGAACAGTTGCGCGAAATGGGCGAACTTGACGTCCTTTCCAAGTCGCTTGGCATTTCGTCAACCGACCTACAACAATTCGCGGAAATGGGAAAACTTGCCGGCTTGTCGCAAGACCAAATGGGCAAAGCCGTCCAGAACGCCAACCGCCTAATTGCCCAGGCTCAAGTCGGCAACAAAGGTTCGCAAGAAGCCCTTAAACAAATGGGCTTCACCCAGAAAGAAGTCACGTCCGGCCAGATCAAGGCGCTGGATATCGTCTACAAGCTAGGCGACGCCTTTAAAAAGAACGGGAACGAGACGGTTGCCGCGGCCAAGGCAACGGCCGCCTTTGGGGAAGCCGGGTCTAGTATGGTATCGATTCTCCGCCAGGGTAACGAAGCAATCCGCGAACGTATCCGCCTAATGGCGATCTATTCGGAGGAAGCCGTCCGGGCCGGCCGACGCGCTAACGACGCGATTGAACGCGGCGAAAAAATCTTCTACCGCGAAACCGTCGGCGCTGCTTTCGGGACGCTTGGCGGCGCGGCTCAATCTATGGAAATGAGGAGTTTAATTTCCAAAACCAAGCAAGAACTAGGGATCGGAAGCGGTGGCGCTGAAGTCCAAAATATCAATCCGACAAAATCTGAATTAGCGGATATGAATTCAAAGCAAATGGCAAAATTTACGGAGGCATTGCTAAAAAACGCCGCTGGAAAAGGCATTAACGCCCAAGACGTCGCGGACTTTTTCAAAAGGAAATCCGAAACCCAGGCCGGCCAAGAAACCCGAACCATTTCCGCCCGCCTTGCTTCCTTCGCGCAACTGTCAGCCGTAGAGGAAGAAAACCTAAAGAAGAAACAGCTAGGGGAATCCCGTTTCCTTTCCAGCGCTACGCCTGTCCTAGCCGCGTCGTCCCTTCAAC